AGAACCCGCCCATGGTAGAGAGCGTTACTCCCGTCAGTAAGCACCTGACGAGTGTTGTGAGAGATAGTGTAAGAGTGCTTGTGCAAGTATGCCGAGTCTACGGGTACCAAGGATATGCGGATACGGAAACAACCGAAAAACACTGGTTGGATCTTATCCAAGACTGCGAAGGAAATTGGATGAAGGTAATCAAGTACAAATTGGCAGCGTTTTACGCATACCATAAAGGACAAGATACCCTTCCCCAAAAACCCTTCAACATATCCGACCTTCCTCATCAAATTTTAGGAGGAAGGCCAGGAAGATTTATACGAAGCTTTCTTAAAAGAAGTGAGCGTTCAAACCGCGAGTCATTCCTAGAATCGATCTTACAATCGAAGAAAGGGATGCCTAGAGCAGGAAATGAACTACTCAAAGCTAAAGAAGAAGAAACCGTAATAAAACTTACTGGAGTGCCCGTAGATGACCCAAGGTCTGAGATCATCGTAGAGTGGGGTCGGGTCGAATTTTATGAGCAGAAGGGAATCGACTATATCCTGAATAAGGAGACAGTTCAAAACCAACTGCGAAGAAGAGTAAAAGAAATCTTTAAAGGGAAGCAGCTAAAAACTGCAGACCGAATTAAAGCCTTCTTTCCATCAACTTCAGCGAACTACATTAATAATAGAAAAAATGCAGGCGCCATAGGTTCGATCTTAGAACATCCGACACTACTCGACGGTCTTCGAAAACCGGGGGGATACTTACACACTTACACAGTTAGGAGTGAAGAGAGGGAGGAAAATAGATCAAGTGAGGACATAAAAGAGGTAAGTGCAAACACCGAGGAATTTTCGCGAGTCTTCAGAGACTTCTGGATAAGACTAATGATAGTAGCATCGACTGAAGAAGCCGAAGCTGAACCAGTAGCTCTCCCAGAGGCCTTAAAGATCCGCGTAATAACCAAGGGACCACCTTTTATGCAGACTGTCCTTCGAAACCTTTGGAAGTTTCTTCACGACCACCTGAGAAGGCATAGAACATTTCAGCTAATAGGTCAACCTGTAACAGAAGAGTATCTACTCAACTGCTTAGGGACTAAATTAGCGGATTATGAACTATATCTCTCGGGTGATTATGAAGGTGCGACTGACAACTTAAAAAGCTGGGTCTCAGAAACTATTGCAGATGCAATAGCTGACGAAATCGGGCTTTATGACGTTGAGAGAAGACTTTTCAAAACAAGTCTTACAGGTCACACGCTTCGAGGTAAGAAGCAAACTTCCGGACAGTTAATGGGGAGTATCACATCATTTCCAATCCTATGCATAGCAAACGCCGCCATGTCAGGATGGGCATACGAACTAGCGCACACAAAAAAGGTGCTGCTAAGAGATATGCCTATCATGATTAATGGTGACGATATTGCGATGAAAACAAACGCAATAGGATACAAACTTTGGAGCAGGATAACTTCGTATGCAGGCCTAAAAGAATCAATTGGAAAAACTTTTCTATCTCGAGAATTCGTGAATATAAATTCAACAAATTTCATGAGAGATGAAGAAAATCCAAAAGGATTCTTGGTCCAAGGTATAAAAGAGGTACAAGTAGGAAAAATCCTATACAAGATACCTGATTATAACCGTTTTACATACAGGGAATCCCCTTTCAAACTTACACAATACGTTAATATGGGCCTTATCAAAGGTATGAAAAGGTCAGGCTTGAAAATCGGTCTCAACGACCAAACAAGCCCCCATAATAACATAGGTGTAAGGTATAGGGAAATGATTAGACTCTCACCTCCTCACCTCAGGGAAAAAGTGCACAGACGGTTCATTATAGAGCATACAGCATTCCTAAACGGAACGAAACTTCCATGGTATATACCAGAGTGGCTAGGAGGTCTCGGATTAATCGGTCATAGAAAACCGTCTGAGCTAGATCTAAGGATCGCTCAGGCTATTCTCTTTAACTGGAAATCCAGACACCCTAAAAGCCTTGCACATACCGTGGCGTCATGGAAGACGTGGGAACTCGCAGAAAAAAGAGTACCTACGCCGTATGCCACCGAGGAAAAGAACTCAGGATGCGATATATACACGCAAACAGTCGCCGATGAATGCATCGACATGCTGTTCGACAGTAATATAAAGATCCAAGAACTCTTCCCCGACAATGAAAAAAGGTCTGATAGTGCTCAGATGATAAGATATAATGAGAGATTTTGGACCGCAAAGCGATACAAAAAACTTCCATTACCAATCAATTACGATCTGATCATTTTCAAACCTATGTATAAGTCATATCAAAGACATATACCCGTAACTTTCCCTGAACCCTCAATTCACATCGACTAACTCACTCAAACTGGGACGAACCACACGCACACACTAAACCTAATATAGTATTTAGTGTTGTGGAACGTCGGTAAC